GCTGCCGCCCGGGCTATCGATATCGATCAGGATCTGACCCACCGCGTCATCCGCCAGGACCTGGCGCAAGGCACTCGTGAATTTCTGGGTACTGGTGCTGCCCGGCCCCGAGATGTCATCGACCATGTTGCCGCGCTGCGTGACCACCCCATACAGAGGCAGGACCGCGATGCCAGCTCCGGAATGGGAAGTGGCAAGGTCTGTTGCGAACTGTTTGCGCGTATCGCGCAGCACCCGGTCCGTATTGATCTGAAACAGCGTCTCGTCGCTGGGGGGCACGTCAGAAGACCAACGGGTGAGGACAGCAGTCATCGCCTGCAGACGCTCGGGCATCAATGCCCAGGGCGTGGTCAAAAATTCAGAAATCAGAAGTTGCTTGTTCATTCATGCATTCCAAGTTCGATGAGCGCTTGCGCCAGTGCATGCTCATCGGTAGGTGTTTCAATATGGGCGGCCCACTGCTCAACCCGTGAAGGAGTCAACCCAAAGGTCCCAGAGATCAAATTCACTTCTTTGGGTCCGATCGCACCGGTCCTGCTGATTCGACGGGCCAGACGCTGTGCATTGACATGAACCAAACCCCGCAGCCTCTGGTGAATGGCCTGATCAGACCCGGGGTCTGCGTCAGATGGGATCGTTCCGTCTGCCGCTGCACGCTGTGATTCCAATGCCTCGGCCGCGTCTTCTTCGACCATATTGAGCGGTCGAAGGGGTTGATCCAGACCAGAAATCGGATTGAGGTTCTCGGCGATACGGGCCTCGTTGCGGGTGAGCCAGCCGTTTTGGATGCCGCTTTGGTAGTAAGCCGAGCGGCTGGCCGCATCACCACGCATCAGGTTGGCGAAGTCAAACTCGATTTCGAGCTCATCGCCGTCCAGCATCAGGTCCGCTTCGATCGAAGCCTCCCAGCGCTCGGCCCAGGGCGTCATGGTGTGCATGACGAACTCCAGGCTTTGCTGCTCGATGTTCGAGAAGGTGGCCCGATCCAGGTCCGCGATCATGTGTGGCGGCACCCGAAACAGGCGAGCGATGTCCGTGATCTGGAACTTGCGCAGCTCCAGGAACTGGGCGTCCTTGTTGGTCACGCCCACCTCATGGAACTTCATGCCGTTTTCCAGCACCAGCACCTTGCCTCGGTTCGCTCCGGACTGCGCCTGCTGGTAGGACTCACGAAATACCTTCTTGGCTTCGGCGTCCTTGAAGTTGCCCGGGAACTCGATCCAGCCGCCCGTGGGTTTGGCATCGTTGTTGAAAAACCGGGCGCCATAGTCCTGCGCGGCCAATGCCATGCCCAGGCTCTCACGGGAAAGCTCGATGGGACTCAAGCCCAGCAGACCGTCCGAGGACAAACCCCGCAGGTGCCAGACCTCGCCGCGAGGCAGGATCATTTCGTGGCCTGCCTGGTTCTGAATCCGATATCGGTAGTCACCTTCAGTGAGCAGTTCCATTCGCACCCGGTCCGGATGGATAGGGATCAGCTCGGTGATCTCGCCTCGGCCGTTGGCCAGAATTTGGCAGAAGGCGTTGCCACGCAGGGCCAGGTGCCCCTGCAGCATCTCGCGCCACTCGAACGGGTTCTGGTACCGATTGGGCTTCTTGCCCAATAACCGATAGAGCCAGTGGTCCGTCACCCGGTCCTTGCCGCCATCTGCCCGAGCGCGATAGACCACCAGTGGCAGCGAGGCCATGGTCTCAGACAGGATGCGCACGCAGGCATAGACCGCTGCCAGTCGCATGGCCGAATCGGCCGAGACGCGCATGCCCGAGACGCTGCGCACCGATACAGGCTCAAAAAAGAAATCGCCCCATGGGGAGCGATCACTTGTGGAAGCTTTGAATCGGTCAAAGAGGTTGAAGATTCCCATCGGTAGTGTCAGAAAACGCACCTGCCGTCTCGTTAGAGCAGCATCAGCTCGTAGTCGGATCCCAGCACCACCGAGTCCCCCGGTTTAATCGCCCGTGAGAGGGCCATGATCAGTGCCACGATGCCGTCGATCTTGTTTTCTGCTCGCTCCTTGCGCGGGTAAATGTTGTCTTTGACGTCCGTGTGGGCCACCACGTTGCTGGCCATCCAGGCCAATACCGGGTCGCCGTCATGGACGAGCTTCTTTTGCAGGACCAGGGCTTCAAGCGTCTTCATCGGTTCGCTGAAATTCAGCACCGTGGGACGAACTTCGATCATGGGTAGGCCCTCGGACAACATGCGCGTGGACAGCTGCGTAGCCTGGAACGGGTCAAAGGCCACGGCTTGCACAGAAAACCGCGATGAGATGTCCAGCAAATCGGCTTCGATCCAGCTGAAATCGATCACGTTGCCCGGCGTCACCGACAGGCGACCGATATGGGCCCAGCCCTCGTATTGGCTGTTGCCCGCCGCCTGGACCGTGTCCTCAGGCAAGTAGTACTTGCCAAACACCGCGTATGCGTCAGGTGTGTCAGGTGTGTCAGGGTGCTCGAACACCATGACGAGCGCCGCAATGTCCGTCTTGCTGGCCAGGTCCAAGCCCACCCAGCAGGGCTGGCCCAGGAACTGGTCCAGCTCCAGATCAGGGTTGGTGCCCGCGTCCCAGGCCCGCATGTCCATCCAGGCCTTGTCCGCGCTCACCCATTCGTTGAGGTGCTTGGTCTTGAAGTTGTTGACCGCGCTGGGCAACTGCATGGCCTTGGCCTGCAGGGGAACCAGAATCTCCTCGCGCACAGAGATGCCCCAGTTGGGGTTGGCTTTGATGAGAGAGTCCTTGGCGGCCCAGTCATCACCCTCATCGAGCCCGTAGATGATTCCAAACTGGGAGTCATCTTCAAACACCCGGTTCAGGAGCTTGGTGACAAAGCTCCGGACCTCGTAGCAAATTCCTGAGCGGTTGCTGCCAGCAGTAGTGATCACCCACAGCAGCGAGTTGTCCCGCTTGCCGGTACCGGTCTCTACCACGTCATAGACAGTTCGGGTCTTGTGGGCGTGCAGCTCGTCAATACAACCGAAGTGGATGTTCAAGCCGTCCAGCGTCGAGCCCTCAGCCGAGAGCGCTTCGAACTTTGAGCCCGTCTGCAGCACATGCATGTTGTGTGCCCCGACGTTCACCGCAAACCGGTTCCGAAATCCCGGGCTCAGGCGCGCCATGGTCTGCGCATCGCCAAAGACGATGCGGGCCTGATCGCGGGTTGTGGCCAGCGAGTACACCTCAGCGCCGCCCTCTCGGTCAGCCGCCAACATGTACAGACCCACCGCCGATGACAGCGTGGACTTGGCATTGCCCCGTGGCACCTCGATGTACGACCGCCTGAAACGGCGCTTGCCGTCCAATTTGACCCATCCGAATACCGTGGACAGGATGAACACCTGCCAAGGCTCCAGAACAATCATCCGGCTGGCCAGTGGTCCTTTGACGTGAGGCAGGCGCTCAATGAAAGCGCACAAGTTGTCGGCTGGTCTGTAAGGCCTGCCGTACCGGTCAAGCAGTTCCGGGTTGAACTGGTAGATGCTACTCTTTCGTTTGAAGCGGATCAGGTCATCAAGTTGACGCTTGCAGGCCTTCTGAACCCACTCGCAGGTCAGGATCTCTCCCGATACGACGCGCTGTGCATATTGTTTGGCGCTCGCAGCGTATGTGCTCATCGGTTCTACCCAACAATGTCCTCCCAGAGATCGAGCTCTTCGCCCGGCCGCTCGTTTGGAATGGAGATGCGCGAACGCGATGCAGGCGTGAACCCCATCTCGATCGCAGCCTTGGTCATGATCTGTGCCTGCTTGTTGGCAATGGCCAGGTACGGCGACTGCATGGGCACACCGCTGTGGGGCGCCTTCACCAAGAGCCCCGTTTTACCGATACCCGCCTGGGCCTGTCGGTACAGGTCTGCCGCGCAGGCCCAGATTTCCAGCACGGACATGTCCAGCTTGCGAATCAGGGTGGGCGGCGCGCATTCAAGCGCGTAGCGCCAAGCAGCCTTGGCCCCCTCTGGCATGTAGTCCGGAGGCTCGACCAGCAAGCCCTCTGGGATGGGCTCGTGGTAGTTGGTCCGGCATGGCTGCAAGGTCCCCTTGATCTGCTTGACTTGAGTCG